CAGAAGGGCTTTGTTCTCCATGAAATGGGGATCTTTTCCTTGAGCTTCGGTGGGAGCGCATCGTAACCGAACGAGATCGGTTCCTTGACGATGGCGAGCCACTCATCGCGGGTGGGGGGGAGGAGTCCCCGCTCCTCCACGACGCCTTGATCAAGGGGGACCATGCGAGTAAGTCCGTCGGCGTTGGTGTCAAAGCGATGCTTGAGACCGGCCCGGAGTTCCGCTCGGCCACCACCCTGAGCCCGGCTAGCCTGGTTCGTGGCGGAGGTTGTTGCCTCTCGTTGAGTCAAAGACCCAATCAGGTCCCTGGGGCGAAAGTTTCGAAAGAAGACGTTAATAAAGGTCTTCAGATCGGCTATCACCTCAGGTGCCTGAGGAGGAGGAGGCGTAGACAATTTCTGCGCGTGGCCCTGGTAGGAGGATCTCTTGAACTCCTCCGGTACAGTGGCGAACCCCCGCTTCGACTGCGCAATTGAAAAGTTCGCGCGGAAGATCTCGGGGGCATCCGAACACTCCGTGGGGTGGGCCATACGGCGCCAGAACTCACGGAGACGGCCGGAGAATAGAGGTTCCCAGGTGTCGAAAGGCCAGGTCTCAGGAACCTTTGGTGGTGGGTTTCGGAGAAAGACCGCGAGGGAGTAGTCCTTCCAGTACTTAACGTTCGGGACAAAGGATTTTGGTGACCATTTGATCATTATGTCCAATGCCGTGAGAACGCAAGATACGGAGGAAGTTCCCAAGTAGTCCTTGTCCGCACAAAGACGCCCACCAGCGTCCAAGAGGGTCAGGAGCACCGCTCGAATTCCGTAGAGTGTCTGATAGACAATCTCGGGAATACAAACGGGCTCCGCCCCCGCCATTATTGTTTTTGACGGGGGTGCCGATCCGACCCAGGATACGGCGGTGATTACATCCCCAGGTTCCGAGAACTCCATGAGGATGTAGTCGGGAAGGAACGGCTCTTTCTCAATAAGAACCGCCGCCTTCCCGACAGCAATTTCCTCAGGTCCGCCGAGAAAGGAGAGATCTCCTAACGCGGCATACTGAGAGGCAACGAAATTGCTATCTTGTTGTGCCCGCCACCGGGCGTGTTCGAGCTCATGATTGTAGCGTTCGAGGGGAGTGGGTCGGTGAGATGGGACGCGGATATAGGGATCTTTCCCTGTTGCGTCAAACTCAGCCCACGCCGCGTCGATCTCTTCCTTTGTGAGGATGATGTCCACGAGGGACAGATGGGGAGCCGTGAGGGGAGGGAGGTGCGCGATTAATTCAGTCTTTAAGACTTCGGATCGCATAAAGCACACCTTCTCTTCGCGGGTTCCACGCTTTCCATTACGGAAAGTAACATCATTTCGCACGGTAAACGTGCGAGAAATAATCTCATCAGTGTGTTGGAGGAATGTGTAAACGTTCATTTCAATGCTCTGTATGCGGGGTGGCAGGTGTCAAATACTTGTTGCTCTGTG